ACGTCCACTGGGGAATTTGTAGACCGTAACACCGCCGCAGAAATTGCCCGTAAAGCCAAACAGGTGCCGGAAGATTTCACCGGCGAGCTGCACTCCGAACACCTTAAAGGCTACCCCGAAGAAGGGCGCGCAGGCGGCGAGGAGCCTCCTGCATCTATCAAGAACGAGCCTATTCCTCCGGCCCCGGTTGAAGCCCGTGCGCCTACGGAAACACCGATCCCTGAAAGCCCCGCTACCATTGCGGCACAGCTTAAAGAGTTTGAAGCCGGACGTCGGCCCGCTGTGTTTTATCCCAGCACCATGCCCAAAGAAACGATCCCTGCGCCACCGAAGGGCGCGGCGGTTTACACTGACCCGAATAAAGGTACGTTCCATTACGATCCAAAATCTTTGGGCGTGCAGCAGCTCAAAGAGGATATTGAGGCCGACCGTTTTGGAAAGCACCTTGGTCTTGGCCCTTACAATAAAGCCGATGTGGCGGCCAGCGTCAGTCGGGGGTACAGTCCTATGACGCTTGTCGAACGTGCTCCTGACGGTACAGAACTTCGTGCAGCGGCAACTACAGGCGAATTTGTTACAGAATTGAAACGAGTGTTTGAAGCCAACAAGAACCCTGAAAGCATCATCACGGCTGAGCCTATGAGCAAAGTGCTTGAGGAGCGGGCGAAAACCCCGCCCGCAGCGCCCGTTGCCCCGGCTAAAGAACCCCCCGCACCAAGTGCGCCCGCCGCACCGACCAAAGAGCCTCCAGCAGCGCGTGCGGCCAAACTTCCTGCGAAGACGCCAAAACCTGTGCTTGAACAATCTCTTCGTGCGTATGCTGACGAGCTTCGTCAACGCTTTGGGGTTAAAACAAAAGTAGAGCTCAAAACTGGAAGAAAAGCCTTAGGTGGCGCGCACGTTCAACATGCGTATGTTAGAAACACCGGGGAATACATTTCTCACTCGATACTTATTGACGACCGTTTGAAACCCGCAGAAGCGTTTGCTGTGCTTACCCACGAGTTTGGGCATATCATAGATAGGGAACTTCTTGCTAAAGCCCCGCCAGAAGTTCGCGCAGCTATTCGCGCAGCGTGGAAAAAGGAAATGGCTAAAAAAGTCTCTGCCGATAAAAAGCGGGCTGTGATAGAAAATTATCCGGCGGGTGTAGGAGAAGGTGTAGCAAAAAGAGCAAAAGAAAAATTTGAAAAGGCAGGACAAACCCCAAATTGGCAACGGTTTTTAGACTATACTCGTGAGTTTGAGGAGTGGTTTGCCAACCAAACGGCTTTCTTTTTAACTACAGATCGTGCGGCCACAAGCATCGTTGATAAATTTTTCAAAGGTATCGCTGATCAGTGGAAAGCCTTGTACGAAAAATTTACAGGCCGCAAAAGCGCCAACAAAGAAGTTGCTGATTTCTTACGCAGGCAAGGTAAATTTTTTGACGAAATTGCCCCCGAGCTTCGCAAAACCAAAAGCACACCTTCTTTACTCGACGTTATCAGCGAAACCAAAGGTATGACCCCTGAAGATGAAGCGCTTAGAGGAGCATTCACGGGGGAAGAACCTAAAAAAGAAGAGCCTCTTTTCGATGTTTACAGCAAGATCAAAGGTGAACGCGAAGCCCGCGCCGCCGCTGAGCCGCTGCGCAATATTGGTGTAGAAGGGGTAAAAGCCGCCGCAGATACATTCAAAGCGATCTTTGCGCCTGAGCTTCGTGAAGGGGGTCGCGTTGCCGAAATGGCTTTGCGCCGTGAAATGGGCCGCGAAAATCAACGTGCAGAGCAAGTTAGAAAAGTGTTTGAGCCTATGCAGCGCATGGTCAACGCCATGGGCGGTGCACAGAAGCTTGACCTTATTCAGTGGATACAACAGCCCGGCAAGATGTTGGCGAAGGGTAAGGAAATTCCCGCCGAAATAAAACCCGTTCTTCAGGCGGTCAAAGACACTTACGCGCTCTACCGTGCGCGTCTTGAACAACTGCCCGCTACACAGCAAATGAACTTTGTGGATGACTATCTGCGGCAGATGTGGAAAGACCCGAAGAAAGCAGAACAGTTTTTTGGTGGCGGCAAGGAAGGTTCAAAAAGCTTTACCAAAGCCCGCATTTACGACAGCTATGAGCAGGGCATCCGTAAAGGCGGGCTTGAGCCCGTAACGCTGGATCCGATTGAGATCACGATGCGCTATGTCGAAAACGCCTCGAAGTATATTGTGGCCGAAGAAGTCATTGGCACGGCCACAGAGCGCGGTACCGTGCGCTATTTTTTTCCGGGCAAAGCGCCTGAAGGCTGGTCAGAAGTTGGTGGACGCCATAGGACAAAGGTACAAGGCGGAAAATTAGCGTATGCTTATGCCCCCGATGGCTGGGCCCGTGTTTACAACGACCATATTTCCCGCACCATGCAAGGGCCGTGGGGAGACGCTTTGCGCGTTGCGCAGCGGGTATCAAACACCGCAACCGCTTTAAAGCTCACCATTTCTGGGTACCATTTTGGCATGATGGCGCAAGAAGCCATTGTCAGTGCCGTTGCCGATGCGACCAATCAGATTGCTCGCGGAAACGTTGTTGGGGCCGCACGCTCTCTTTTAGAAGCTCCCGCAAAACCAATTACCTCTTATCGCAACGGTAAGCGGGCAATGGAAGCATATCTTGATCTGAAAGAAACCTCTCCTGAATTGCGCAAGATTATTGACCTTGGGGTACAGGCCAATTATCGGTTCAAGGGTAAAGGCAACATTGCTGATGAATATCGGTTTTCTGGTGAAAGCAATTACCTCAAGGCATGGAAACGCGGTTCGTTGAAAGCCGAACTTCTGTCCGATTTGCACGAAGCAAAATTGCGCCCGCTGGTGGGTACAATTAAGGTCATCGCTAAAAACCTTGGCCGTGCAATGGAGACTATCTCCGCGCCTTTGTTCGAGCACTATATCCCTGCCATTAAAAACGGCGCATTTACGGACAGCTTAGGGAAATGGCTTCAGGACAACCCCGATGCAACTTACGCAGAACAGGTTGCCAAAGCGCGCGACATTGCAAACATGGTGGATGAACGTTTTGGTGAAATGAACCAGCAAAATATTTTTTGGTCGCAGAACCAGAAACAAGCCGCCCAGCTCGCCCTCACTTCGTTTTCTTATGAGCTTGGAACGCTCAAAACCCTTGGCGGCGGTGCCCTTGATGTGGCTACAGCCCCATACCGCGCTGGGCGAGCTTTGCTGGGTAAAGAAAATGCGAAGCCGATCTGGACTGACAAAATGGGGTACGTTGTGGCCCTGCCCTTGGTCTACGCGACCATGAACGCTATCACACAGTACCTTTACACTGGTCAAGGCCCGCAGGATGAACAAGATTTGCTTGCTGCCCGCACAGGAGGTATAGACGCTCGTACTCAAAAGCCGGAGCGCGTGCAGTGGCCCAGCTACATGAAGGATGTGTTTGGCTGGTCACGCGACCCTGTGCAGGAAGCGGAAAATAAAATCAGTCCCGGTCTTCAGCTTGTAAAAGCGCTTGCCACAAATTCCGACTGGCGCGGCGACCCTATCTCGGCCTCCACCGACACGCGGATGCAGGCGCTTCAGAAGTATCTGGAGTTTGTTGGGCAAGGGCTGGAGCCAATCTCGGTGGCGGGTATGGCGGGCGCGTCGCCTTCATCCAACATCGGAGGAGTTGCACGGTTCTTTGGGGCAAAACCCGCTTCTACGGAGTTTACTGACCCAGAGGGCTACAAAAACATGATGAAAGCGGTTAGACTGAGCAAAGATGCTGACGCGGCTTGGCACCAGTACACGACCAACGAGATTGCGGCGGGACGGCCAGTCAACTACCGGATGAAGCGGATCATCGAGCAGCAATACAAAAGGGCGAACGCACAATGAAATTTCTTATTATTGACCCTCAGGGCGCGGCCCTCGACATTGCAATCCGTGCACAGCGGGACGGGCATAAGGTCAAGCACTTCATCCGCCAGACGGAGAAGACCAAGTACATTGGCAAGGGCTTTGTCGAGCTGATCGACGACTTCCGCCCATGGTTGCGCTGGGCCGACGTAATCTTCAATTCCGATAACACCATGTATCTGCACGCGCTCGATGCAGCCAAGAAGGAAGGGGCGCTGGTCATCAGTGCGTCAGTGGAGAGCGCCAAGTGGGAGCTTGAGCGCGACACAGGCATGAAGATGTTTAAGAAAGCAGGCATTGCCGTTCCGCCAGTCAAAAACTTCTCCAACTATGATGACGCTATCCGCTACGTCAAAAAGGAACAGCGCCGCTTTGTCTCAAAGCCTTCAGGCGATGCAGACAAGGCGTTGTCCTATGTCGCCAAGTCCCCAGCGGACATGGTCTATATGCTTGAGCGCTGGAAGAAAGCCCAGAAGCTCAAGGGGGATTTCATCCTGCAAGACTTTATTGGCGGCGTGGAGATGGCTGTGGGCGGCTGGTTTGGGCCGCACGGGTTCAACGTAGGCTGGTGCGAAAACTTCGAGTTCAAGAAGCTGATGAACGACGATAAAGGTGTCGCCACCGGTGAGCAGGGCACCGTTATCCGTTATGTTCGCAACAGCAAGCTCGCCGAAACAGTGCTCGCTCCGCTTGAAGATGAGCTGGCAAAGGTGGGTTATGTCGGATATATAGACGTGAACTGCATCATTGACGACGAGGGCACTCCTTGGCCGTTGGAATTTACGATGCGCCCCGGCTGGCCGACATTCAACATTCAGCAGGCGCTACACGAAGGAGATAGTGTAGAATGGCTCAGAGACCTAGCGGAGGGCCGCGACGCCCGAAACACGACACTGGACACGATAGCCCTCGGCGTCGTGCTCTCCGTGCCGGATTATCCATACTCGCACTTGACCAAGAAGGAAGTGGTGGGGACGCCAATTTACGGGATCAAGCCGGGGATTTGGGAACACCTGCACCCGTGCGAGATGGCGATGGGGATGGCTCCTATGGAAGTGGGCGGCACGATCATAACCTCTCCGATCCCAGTGACGGCGGGGGACTACGTTCTGGTGATGTCGGGCACGGGGGAGACAGTGAGGGAAGCAAAGCGCAGGGCTTACCGTCGCTTGGACAACTTGATAGTGCCCAACTCCCCTATGTGGCGGACGGACATTGGGGATCGACTGGCAAAGCAGTTGCCCAAAATTCAAGCGATGGGGTACGCGAAGGGGATGTTGTACTCGACAACAGCGTAATGCTCACACGCCTCACAGGCAAAGCACTTCGCAAAATCGAAAGCATCCTCGACATAGAGCTTGATCCAGACGACGAAGAATTTGGCACGTTGTTGAGAGCCCAGCTTGCGGGCTCTCAAGCTATTCTGAATAGTCAGATTAAGGTTGACGAGCAGCAGTTCCGCCGCCAGCAGGAAGACCGCCTGCCCCAGCTTCTGAAGATAATCCTCGAGGAACAGGCCGCGCAGCGGATGCAGCGCGTGACCTGATCTGATTTGCCACCAGCTTGGAATACCCGGCGATGTCATCCCAGTGATCGACTTCGTTGGGGTTGCCGGCCAGAATGCGCCCGATCTTGTGGGCGATCATTTCCAAAGCCTCTTTGTCCGAATTGGTGAGGGACAACCAGTTCACGGTGTCCTTCATCACGTTTTTAATGCGCTGGGTGTATTGCGCCTGTCTGGAAAAGTCCCCGTGGGTTTTTGCACGGGCCTCTAAAAGCTGATCTACGTTCATTTAAAAACTCCGTTAGTTCTATTTTTTATTATTTCGACATATTCTGAATTTAATTCGATTAAAATTGCATTTCGATTATTCCGCTTGGCTACAAGGCCGGTCGTTCCCGCGCCGCCGAAAGGATCAAGAACTGTCCCGCCTTCTGGGCATCCGGCAAGGATGCAAGGTTCAATCAAATCAGGCGGGAAAGTGGCAAAATGTGCTCCTTTGAAAGGTTTTGTCGTAACGATCCAGACTGACCTTTTATTGCGTTTTCCATCATAAATTTTATATTCTGGAGGACGGCTATTAACGCCTTTTTGTGCCGCTCTTTCTGCGCTTCCCTTTGCGCCTTTTGTGCCAGCAGGAATGACGCCATCTTCCTTAATTGCCTCATGATCAAAGTAATACTTTGGCGACTTGGACAGCAAAAATATATATTCATGCGCATTTGTGCAGCGGTCTGTCACACTTTCCGGCATTGGATTTGGCTTATGCCAGATAATACCTTGCCGCAGATACCAGCCATCATTCTGTAAGGCAAAGGCAACGCGCCAAGGAATTCCAATCAAATCTTTGTGTTTGATTGATGTTCCTGCAAAAGTTGATGCCATTTTATTTTTTGCGCTTCCTTTAGGAACAAGAGTTCTTTCGCTTAAACCGCGCGTTGTGTCTGGAGTTGCTTTCCCGTCTCGATATGACGCATAGCTGTCCCCAAGGTTTAACCATAATGTTCCATCATCCCGCAAAACACGGCGCACTTCTCGAAAAACATTGACCAATTCAGCGACAAATTCATCTGGTGTTGGCTCACGCCCCATTTGTCCCGCATGGCCATAATCTCGCAATCCGAAATAGGGCGGAGATGTAACGCATGTATGCACTGACTGATCTGGCAATGTTTTTAAAACATCGCGACAATCTCCATTTAAAATTTGAACGATTGACATTCAAAAACTCCATGCGTTTTTGCTCGGTCTTTCAAAATATCTTCCATCATGTTTCCCTCCCGT